TCTTGATGCTGTAGCGACAGATTGCGAGTATGGATTGGAAACAGAGGAATATATAACAATGAATCTATTCGATTCGATAAATGGAGAGATTATATCTTACGATAAGGAATTGTTGAAAACATTAAGATAAATGTATATATACAGTCGAATTTATTATAGTTCAATTATATAATAATCACTTATATATTGAGGTGATTTACATGGGTGTTATAAAATGGAAAAAATTTTCTGATACTCAATTGAGAGAAATTCTTGACAATAATACAACTTTTAAAGGTGTGCTATCTGATTTAGGATATAATACTCAGTCAAACAATAATAAAATTGTAAAAACAATAGCTGAATATTTAAATTATGATTTGTCAAATTATATCTATGGCAAAAATAAGGATTATTATATTGGGAAAATTTATGGTGAGTTAACTATCATCGGAATTGATGAAGAAAAAAGCAAAGAAAAGAGAAGACTGTGGGTAAAAGCTCAATGCAGTTGTGGTAAAGTAATTTCAGTTTCACATAATGCTTTACAAAGGGGTAATACAAAGTCTTGCGGTCATTTAAATTATATTAGGGAAAATATAATTGGCAATAAGTATGGCAGATGGACTGTATTAGAATATGTAGGAAATAAAAATACAATTCCACATTATAAATGTAAGTGTGAATGTGGAACTATTAGAGAAGTTTCAAGAGCTAATTTAATGAGTGGTATTTCTAAATCTTGCGGTTGTCTACATAAAGAAATTGCTTCTCAATCTAATTTTATAGATTTAACTGGACAAATTTTTGGCAAATTGAAAGTTATCGAATTAGATATAGAACGAAGCACCAATAAAAAATATAACATATGGAAATGTTTATGTGAATGTGGAAATATTACCTATGTTAAAACGGCAGATTTAAGAAATGGAAATACTAAATCTTGTGGATGTTTTAGACAATCTTTTGGAGAGGAGCAAATAAAAGAAATTCTATTAAAAAATAATATAAATTTTTGCCAGCAATTTTATTTTTCAGATTTAAAAGGAGATGTTAATACATTAAAATTTGATTTTGGCATCTTTGATAATAATAATAATTTACTTTATTTAATAGAATATAATGGGATTCAGCATTATGAACCAGTTAAATATTTTGGTGGAGAAGAGCGTTTTGAACGACAACAGAGGTATGATTTAAAAAAGAAAGAATATTGTTTATCTCATAATATTCCTTTATTTATTATTAGATACGATGAGGATATAACTGAAGATAAAGTTATAAAGAAGGAGAAATTTAAATGTTAAATATTGTAAAATTTATAATTGAACACCCGCATGATTGGGAAACTCTTCTTACATCTCCCCCATATTCTTTATCTATAAAAAGAAAAGACACAAGAATACTTTTCAAATATTCTCAGATTGAATCTGACTTTTCTTTAGATATTGTTAAGGAGGCAAGAGGATTAATTCTCGAAGATAAGACTTGGAAAGTCATTTGCTATCCTTTTAATAAATTTTTTAATTTCGGAGAAGAGTATGCAGATAATATTGATTGGGAGTCTGCTGTTGTTGAAACAAAAGAAGATGGTTCTTTAATAAAAATATATTTTTATAATGACGAGTGGAAAATTGCAACAAATGGTACTATAGATGCTGAAGACGCTGAATTACAATCTGGACCATATAAAAACTTTAGACAACTTTTTGATGCGGCGGCAGAAAAATGTCATTTTGATTTTTCAAAACTCAATAGATACTTTACTTATTGTTGCGAAATCTGCTCCTCTTTCAACATCATAATTTGTCCTCAGTCTGAAATGCGTCTTATTCATATAGGAACTCGTAACAACAGAACTTTTCAAGAGGTTGAAGCAGATATAGGCATACCACATCCTCAGAGATATGCTCTTTCTTCTCTTGAAGATTGTATTGCTATGGCTAAAACTTTTGACTTCACAAAGGAAGGATTTGTAGTAAAGGATAAGAATTATAATCGTATAAAGGTAAAATCAGAGGATTATGTTCGAGTACATAGACTTGCTAACAACGGTTCAATGACTGAAGAAAGAGCAATAGAACTTATTAGAGCAAACGAACTTGATGAATTTTTTACTTACTTTCCTCACTATAAAGAATATATTGGAAGAATTAAGGCTAAAATTGCAGCACTGTCGTATACAATTGATAAGGATATATCAAGAGCAAGAGTAATCAAGGAGAACTCTTCTTCAAGAAAAGATTTCGCAGCTTGGGTTGCAGGATTATCTTCATTAGAAAAGGCAATAGCATTTCTTGTATATGATGAAAAAATTGAGAGCGGCGACCAATATATTGCATCATTAACAACTAAGAAACTTGCAAGACTTATATCAACAGGGGCGTAGTCTATACGTCCCTTTACTTTTTCTATAAAATATGTTATAATATATATAGAAAATGAAAAAGAGAAGGTAAAAGAAATGGTTACTGAAAAGATTTTAAAGTCAATTCTTGATGAATTATTTTCTAATCATTTTGAAGAGTTCTTTTGTAATGTAAGTCACGCAGGATATATAACAAAGTTAGGTCACTTTATTACATTACCAAAGGAAGAAACTATAAATGGATATAAATGTATAATATCTACTGGCTGTTCAAAAATTACTCTTATCATAGATGGCGATGAGGAGTATGTTTATAAGATACCTATTAGGGGGGAAGCGGTGGAAGATGAGCTTGAGAACTATCCTAACAATATTGAATGTGAAAATTTAATTTATAGAGATTCTTCAGAAGATATGAAAACACTTCTTCTTGAAAATGAATTTCTATTTAACTACAATGCGGTACCTATCTATCGTCAACAAAGAGTTGAAATAATTCAAGGAGATAGTATCGACTATCAAACATATCTGGTACAGAGAATGTCTGAGTCCGATAAGGAAGAAGCAGAAAAATTATACCAAGAATATTGTGATTCAATTCGTTTAAGAAGTTTTACTTATATGAATAGAAATTTCTTTTTCTCAATACTCGCTAAGTTTAATTTCGATTGCGAGTATCTTATTGAAGAGATTTCTTCTATTGATGATTTGCACGCTTTTAATCTTGGTTTTATCAACGATGAACCGGTAATTTTTGACTATGCCGGATTCTTAACAGAGGGAGATATTTAATGAAGAAACTTACAGATAAGATTATTTTTGATTTTTTAAATTGTTTATTTACTGATGATATGGATGGAATATGGATTGATACAGACGGCGAATCTTTTAGTTTCTGTTCTGAATATCTTGGTTCTGAGGAATTGTCTGGAACAGCAATGGGAATAAATTATAAAGTAGCAATGGGTGCAACAAAGATTTGTTTTATACTTGAAGATTATGATGCCGTTATTAAAATGCCTGTGACTGGAACTTATGTTATTTATTATGATGAAGAAACTGATGAAGACCACTACGAAATATTTGAAGACAATGATATTAATGATATTGATACTGAAATTGACAAGTATCGTACCGCTTCACCAGCAATGAAAGAGTTTTTACTTCCTAATTTTTTTGTTGGAGTTATAAGAGATATTCCTGTTTATAGACAAGAGGCAGTAAAAGATACTTTTTATTCATTTATGATTGATGATACTAATAATTCTAAATTTGAAAATGATTCTTTAAAACTCGCTTATGAATATCGGGAAGAAGGTATTGGCACTGCTTTACCAGTTGGTTTTGTATCGAGCATTATTGAAACACAGCCATTGTTTAAAAATATACTTTCTGAAGTGATATCTATCTCTGATATTCATAATGAAAATATTGGTTATACTTATGCCGGCAAGGCAGTTTGTTTCGATTATGCTATGTAAATGGATTGACTTTTTCGACAAAATATGATATAATATTAATATAGTTAAGGGGAAACCTTGCTAAATATTTATTGGAGTGAGAGGATGAAATTCTAATGGCAAAGAAAGAAAAGAAGCCTTACAGTGACTTTATTCCCTATAGCAAGGCTTCTAAACGTGAAAAAAGAAAGAGGGACAGAGAGAAAAGAAATACATGGGAAATAGACCCTGTGTCAAAAGTAATCCCCGATAAAAGGAGAAAGAAGGACCGTCATGACAAACGTAAGAAAGATGATTATTACTTCGATGATGAAGATGATATGGACTATTAATGAGTCTATAAATGAGTTTAATGCTCAGAATCCAACGTGGTTTGAATTGTTAATATTAATAATTTCAACAAGAGTGTAAAGGAGAATGTGTATGAAGAAGTATTTAGACATTGAAAGATGTAAGCAGAAGTATGCCGAGACTTTTAATGTGGGTGAGGATATTGTTATTCAGGAAAAGATTGACGGCTCAGATGCTTCAATTATTGTAAGTGCTATAGAATAATAAAAGTATAAAGGTCAAGGGCAAATTGCTCTTGACTTTTTTACTATACTATGGTATAATTATTATAGTA